GCTTTACACCAAAGGCATTACACATTTGAACATCGATACGAACGAGTTCATTGTTCATGGTCTTTACTCTATTGTCCAAAGCCATAACAAACCCGCGTTGTGTCTTTATACTATCTAGAACTCCAGCAAGTATAAATCGTAGCGTGAGGAACACAAAGAAGCCTCCTGCTAAAGAAGCTGCAATTGGAAACCCTACGTCTGATACTAAACTTAAAAAATCCAATTAGGGATCCTCCTCGTCAGTATTTATAAAAAAAGGAGGGCGCGAAACCCTCCTTTTTACTTTTTGCTATAATTCTTTTGGATTAGAAGCTAAGAGAAACGCCGACGACGCTGTCAATGTACTCGAAGCTGCCATCGAAGTTATTCTCGAGGTATGCTTCTGCGCTTACTTTACCAAGGTTAATGCTTGGGACGTAGGTTGCACCAAGAACTGCACCTTCAAATGCGGAGCTATTGAACTGAATGAAGTCGTCGCCATCATAGATAGCAAGATCGGTTTCAGCCCAGATGCCAAGACCTTCGATAGGTGCATAAGCAAGACGTGGAGTTAGAACAGAAGTGAAGACGGTGGTGTCGGTGTTATATTCAGTAACAAGTTCAGTGTCAAGAGCGAGACCATTGCCGAAATCCATGGCGGAAGCTACAGAAGTCATCGAGAGAACAGCTGCAGTTGCAAGAAGAAACTTTTTCATTTTGTATTCCTTTGAGTTGGTTGGTGTGAGTGTCACCAGTTCTGTTTCGAGGTCGGTGACCCACCCAAGTAGATTATGCTGCGAGAGCGTAAGCTACAGGAGCTGCGTTTGTGTTTGCAGTTGTAATTTTGGCTGAATAACGTAGGCCAACACGGTAATCTCCACTTGCTTTCAACACCTGTCGATCCCTAGTCAGCCCCGCCAAAAGTAAATTAAAGGTTATGAAGATTGTGATGGTCGTTGTCATATGTGTGAATTGCATGACAGTTATGACATAAAATTCTACACTTACTGATTTCTTCCATCAACATTTCCATACCCCAACGAGTAAGTTGTTTAGCAGAATATTTTGGATGCTTTGTGCTAGGATCCAAATGATCAAATGCTAATGCTTGTGGATGTTTATTAAAACCACAAATTTCGCATCCTCTGCTTATTTTATACTCATTTAGAAACGCGCGCCTTTCCAGACCCTTGTCTTTCTTATACTGCTTAAAAACTTCTTTATCTGCAAACATAGATTCCTCCTTTGTTTCGCAAACATCGTTTAATTTACTTTTGGTGGAGCTGCGGGGATTTGAACCCCGGTCCAGAATGTCTATCGTCTGCTTCAACGATTACTAGTTATATATAAACCAATTTGAGAAAATGTCAACTATTAAAATTTAGTTCGGTTTATCTGTTGCATTTTTGTTACTATTGAAATCTTGGATCTTTTCGTAGTTGTTGATTGCATATTGGTTCAACAGATACGGAATGCTCGATACTAAGAACCAAGCGGGCCAGAACAATAGGTTACCGATAACGACGCTCATGTCTACCATTTTATTTCCTAACATAATGAAAGTTGACAATTTGTTCAACGACTTCTTCAAAGTCATTCAGATATAGCATATTCGCGCTATCAGACGGAGAACTATCCGGATCCGGATGAACTTCTAAAAAGAAATTAGATACACCAAGAGCACTAGCTGCACGACATAAACCAGGAACATAATTCCTATTACCGCCACTACTCGACCCCATGCCGCCAGGCTTTTGAACAGAGTGTGTTGCATCAAATACAAACGGAACATCGTAATTATCCATAATGTACTGGATACCAGTGTAATCGACCACAAGAGTGTTATACCCAAAGCTCGTTCCCCTTTCAGTTAGCCAGACTTCTTTTGCTCCTTCGGTTTTCGAGAGAATACCTTTGACATCCCACGGCGCAAGAAACTGTCCTTTTTTAATATTGACGATTTTGCCAGTCTCTACGGCAGCTCGGATAAGATCCGTTTGGCGGCAAAGAAAAGCAGGGATTTGAATAACATCTACATAATCCTTTACGAACTCTACCTGCCAAGTTTCGTGAACGTCGGTTACGATGTTCAGTTCCAACATATGACTACGAAGAACGTCAAAGTCATGCATAGTCTTTTCAATGCCAAGACCGCGTTTTCCTAGTGAGCTTGTTCGATTTGCTTTATCAAAACTAGCTTTAAAGAAGTATTCAACTCCATACTTCTTACATACCAGTTCGCAATGCTTTGCGATTTCAAGAGATTGCTCTAGACTCTCGTGTTGACATGGGCCAGCAATGATCCTCATGCCTTTTTTCCAACAGTCTTACGAACAATATCATCGTGATTAAACTCTGCCCAGTAGAGTTCAAACGCAACGCCATCTTCGAGACCTTCGAACTGATGAACGAGTCCTGGCCTGACTTGAGTGAATTGACCAGCAGACAACACAGTCTCGTCAACAATACCTTCTTGATCTGCAGTCTGCCATACACGGATCAACATCTTACCGGATTCAACAAAGAAGCCGTTCCATTTAAATCGATGAAGATGCTCCGAACACTTAAATCCTGCATTGAATTCAATTCGATGAAACTCAAATACGCCATTCGCGTGAATGAGCTCTGTGCCTCCCCAGATCTTTCCTGCTTTAATACCCATATCCAATCCTTTATTAATTTACTTCAACGCGGGCTGAACGCTCACGCGTTGACCAAGCGTATACTTATGTACAGTTTCTTGAGAGTACTCATACCCATTATAGGTATAAGAGATACGATAGTGTGATACGATCGGATCGTTAACAGTCGTTCTTACGCTTTCGCACTGAGGTTCGTAACGATATCCAACGACTGCATCACGAGAAGCATTAGCACCCTTATTGGCACCAACGATTGCGCCAAGAACGGTCATTGCGTCCTTGCCGCTTCCACCACCAAATTGATTGCCAATCGCTCCGCCAATCAACGCTCCGACAAGAACATCGGCATCTGAGCCACCATGAACACGACCGTAAACAGGCACCTGTACATCATAGCATACGTTCTCGTAGGTATCTACATATCGATCCGTGTAGACCGGATGGACCGCAGTAATCACTGCGTACTGAGCATTAGAAAGGCCGTCCGCTGAAACAACGGCCGGCACAAGTGATACTGCAATTGCTAGAAGTGTCTTGTTCATTTTGATTCTCCGTTTCTAACTACAATATAATTCATAACGTTGTGAATGTCAACTAAAATTATTTGCGTAGTGATCTGCGCCGAAGCTAGCTGCAAAGGCGTGAGGCTTGAGCTTCACGTGATTTTCAGCAAGACCAGTTACACCAAGAACATAACCAGCAGCCTGAGATGCGACACAGTTTGAACCGTGCTTTGGATCGATGTTGACGTCGCAGTGAATCTCAACGTCGAAATCGTCGATGAACGGAGCGAGCTGAGTGTACAGTTCGCAAGACTTCATGACTTCATTCATAAGACGCATTGACGGACGATTCTTTTTTAGATCGTAGTCAGTTTCAACCGTCTTGTGTCGAAACACTCTGCAGCCGTTCTGACCATTCATGTGAACGACGCAGACCGTCGCATACTTAGCGTACCATCTATCGTTTTCTCTAAAACGAACTGAGTCCGTTCCTATGTAGATCTTCGTAGATTCATTAAGATCGCAAAGAAGATCTACGAGTTCTTCGATCTGTTTTTGCGTAAACATAATTATCACTCCTGTATGTTGTTCACGTTATCGTAATATGTAAGAACCTTCCGGTTTCTTTAAAGCTTGAAGAAACTCTTCAAACATTCTATGAGACATCGCTATGAGTTCGCACTGTCCTCTTGTTTCGTTCCACTGTCTTATGTATACTTCGTTATCATCGATGAAGAATTGAACATCTTCATATTGACCGCAGTCATCTAAGATTGTTGTGATAGTTTCGTCAAATTCAATTTCGTTGGTAAACATATAATACCTATCCTGTGAATTCAGTACTATCTTATTTATCTGTTAATATCTAGAGCTCTTAAGTTTTTGAACTTCTTTATAGTTTGCAGCGTTCTGTAGAAATATCCTTGGTATCTCTAGATGTTTCGGCAAAGAAAGAACATATTGTATTAAATCACAGACTTCTGAGTAAGTTACAGAAGGAAGGGAGTCTTCTAGCATTCCAAGATTGATCGTAGTGATCCTACATTTCTTATGGCTGTTATAAGTAATGTTATCCGCAATGTGATCGAGAGACGCTTTTTGAGCCGCATACATGTAACCCTTTGAAAGATTTGGTAGACCTGCTCTCGACGATATGTTGATGATGAGCTTACTACTATCTTCGTACCAAGCATGGCACCATTCTTCGAGTAAGAGTGTTTGCTGAAATCCAACGTGAGCATTATTAATGAAGACATCATAGTCTGATTTCTCTATCCTATCTTCAACTCGATAAGAGTCTGCGCCAAACCTATCTATGATGGCACCAGCGAGTTTACTGCTTCCAGTGACTGCGATTCTCATTATAATGCTCCATTAAAATATCATAGCTCTTTTCTCCTACGAGTGTACCTATGACGCTGCACTTATTACAGGGACTAAAGTTTCTATTTGCTCTCGAGAGTCTCATTCTTACCTTCTGCATTTCCTTACTCATCCAAACTTCGGAGATAGGTTGCTGCATTAGGTTACCAACGACTCGTTCTCTACCCCAATCGTTTGCGCAGAACAGAACGTCACCATTCCAATCAACGTATAGTTTATAGAAGGGATAGAAGCACTTATTGTTCTTCACGTTCTCAAGAGTATCAGTATCATCCATCCATTTGATAAGACCGGAACGATTATTGAATATGATCCCATGATCCTTTGGATCCCAATGAACTCTATACTTATAGTTCTTTTCTGGTATACCCTCGAGGATCTCGTCAAAGTATTGAATCTGTTCTGGGCCGTCGTACATATTGATATTAAGTACATCAAGACCAGCTTCAATCAGATCCTTGATAAGAGTCGTGTTAAGAGGATCTCCATTTGTATTGCACTCAATGTACGCTTTACTATTGTGCGTTCTTAAGGCTCTAATGATATTTACAATGTCAGGGTTTAGAAGGTTTTCACCGAAGCCAGAGATGGCGATTGTTCCGGTGTATTGTATATCAGCCAATCTCTTGGCTATGATCTCTGCGCCACTCGTCGTCATTCGAAGATTTCGATTTGGATAGACTCGAGGATCGTGTCGAGGACAGAACACGCAGGAACGATTGCATAAATCAATCGTAGTGATATCAACAGACGAAATTGATTTCAGAATGTTCTGAGAGTCAAGAGTCTCGAAGTATTTCGTTTCTATGTCTTGACGTCTTTGAATAAACGTATGTTGGTTATCAGTTTCTTTCATGTTTCCATACCGTATAACTTGTGTTTCGTTGGATCCTGTACGTCGTTCATATATTCTTGATGAGCAATCAGAAGTCTTTGGATATTCTTTTTACTCTGTTTCACGTATTTGGAAATATGATTGTGTAGGAGTTGATCTGGTGAAGTTATGATTGCGCCTTGAGGAGCAAGAAGAGTCGCGAGTTCTACTCTCTTCGATGCAATCACGATAGGCCGCCATGTAAACTTAAACAGCTGATGTACCATACCCTCGTAGCCGACTCCAAACTCACATGTCGTGATTACGTCCATGACTTCACGAATAGGAGTTCTATAAGTTAACTCAACTACTTCGTATCCTTCCATCTTAAGGTTATTTACAACGGTATCCCAATGATCGTATAATGGGTCTTTATGATAACCAGGAAACGTAAGGTTATGTTTCGAAGACCAAAACGCGACGAGTCCAGGCTTTATCTTTGGTTCTTCTTTTAGATACCAGAGACCATGCAGGTGATTGAATTCTTCAAGCTCGTTGACGAATCTAAACTTTGGATTAGACGAATATTCATGTGATATCGTTAGACCATCTACCGGCCTTAAGTAATCTTTAATGTAATTAAAACGATAGAGGATTGACTCTTGGTCCTTTTCACTGAGCAAGTAATCCTTTGCATTTGGCCAATGAAACTTTATGTGGACTGGTCTCTGATACTTTAACACAGATGAATGTGCATAGCAAAGGCCGGTGATAAAGTCACCGTATCCTTCTTGCGATCTAAACTCCATGTTCAAAGTATTATTCATTATAGTATTTATATGTTGGATGCCCGTCGAGGATTCGAACCGCGATTACTAGGGTCAGAGCCTAGCGTCCTACCGTTAGACGAACGGGCAATGGTGTCCCTGAGAGGACTCGAACCTCCAACACCTAGCACCTCAAGCTAGTGACTCTACCAGTTGGCCTACAGGGACATATTTGGAGCGGAGAATGGGACTCGAACCCACGGCCATCTGCTTGGCAAGCAGAAGCTCTACCACTGAGCTACCTCCGCATTATTGGTACCGTGCATGGGCTTCGATCCCATTCCATCTCAGTCACAGTGAGATATGCTTCCACTTACACTTGTCACGGCATTATCTTATTTCTTTTCGAGTTCTAGAATTCTATCTTGAATACAACTCATAATAGCTTGAGGTCCTACTGGTTTATTTACGTCGTAGTCTTTATGTTTACCATACTGAATCTCATATGCAGTTTTGTAGTTTTCGATAAAGATTCTAAGACCGGTCAGTTCAGCGTATTCAAGACTCGTTTTAGCCATATTAGTTCAGCCTTTCGTTCCAAAATGCTTGATACATTTCTTTGTCAGTTTTCCAACGAGGGCGAGTAGATGTTGGGTGTTCATACAGGCCAACACGTTCAACAAACTTAGTAATCTCTCGTTCAATCGCAGACTCAAACTCAGATTTCACTGGAGTTGCATAGAGCTTTTTCCATTCATCTACGAGTGGAGCATTCTCGGCTTGAACGCGTCGCTGTGTCTGGAACCATTCTGTATCGTCAAGAATCATATTTCACTCTCTCCATATGTTATAGTGGTACGGGCGGTGGGAATCGAACCCACAAAACTCAGATTTTAAGTCTGATACGGTTACCTGTTACGTCACGCCCGCAGAATCTCTTGTATGGATATATATTAACACGAATTACATTAATGTCAATAGGTGAACTACATTATTATCAACGAAGAGAGGAAAAGGTCATGCAAATCAAGAAATTTTTCGAAATCTACATGTATCTTCCAATACTCGCTTTACTAGTAGGTAGTTACATTGTCTTCTTTGCAGAAGATAAGTATCGTTACGAGTGCCAAAATCCAGACTTTTGGAGCGCACCTGAATGTAACCCACCTATCTGTCTAGCTACTGGAACATGTACATCTGATCTAATATCGCTAGACGGAAACTACTCGAACAGATACGAGGAACAAGTCAACAAATTTATGAGTCTGCCAGCAGAAGAAACTCCATCGGAAGAAGCAGCTGCGTCTGAAGAATATACCGGAAAAGTTGACGAGATTATTCAAACTGAAGAAGCAAGTACTGAAGAGATGATAGATGAAAATAGCAGCGTGTTTGAACTTGAAGAAAGTCCAAATATAGTCGACGGTATCAACCAAACAATAGAAGAGACCAACGCAAATGAGTAATAGTCAAGATAAAATTGAAGAACTAAACGCAAAACTAAGATTTATTGTTGGCGTATGCCTTGCATTTACGTTAACCGGTACAATCTTTGCTGTATTGTATAGCCTAATACACGTGACACAACCTATGTTCGTGTCACCTAACGATCAAAAGTTTTTTGAACTCATTCAACCAATCGCTACATTTTTAACTGGTACACTATCAGGTATAATGCTCAGCGGATCTGGATCAAGTAAGAGCAAGAAGAACGAAGAAGAGTAATAAAGATATCTCGAACGTAAATTAGTCTTACTCCGGGTTGCTAACTTTACGTTCGAGATTCCCTATGCGCTTCTGCCACGCTTCCTCAAAACCATCCTCATGAACTACGTTCTCGTGGTTACCCCATAGTCTAACGAAGTAACCATCAAGAACTGAACGAACATCTTTGTCTTGCCAGGTCTCTGGTATTAAGTGACCTTTGACAATCCAATAATACCGATTGGCTTCCTTGCGTTCGGCTGGTGTCATTTACCCAGCAGAACGAGTAATGAAGTTAAGACGGATCTTTTTCGGATTGAAGTACTTAACGATCAATTCTTCTGCGATCTTTACGTCAACAGTCTTACAAGAGAAGATGTCGATGTAAGCATCCCCATTTGAATCGACCAAGTGACCGGAAATGTTGCTCGTCTCGATCATTTGAAGAAAACTAATGCCTGCTTTGTCGGGTGCATGAGTAGCAAAATGCTCAATCATAGGTTCGCCAAACGCAATCATTTCGATAGCAGGTACTAATTCTTTAATGAAATTGTGTACGTTTTCTTTACTAGTAATCTTATCAATATCACAAGATGCGCAATCAAACATTGCGTGGTAACCCCAATAAGCCATTCATTTTCTCCTATAATAAAATGGTGCCCCATGTCTAGAATTGAACTGACGACCTATCGCTTACAAGGCGATTGCTCTACCACTGAGCTAAAAGGGCAAATTCTTGGAGCGGGTGGCCGGAATCGAACCGGTCTCCTATAGCTTGGAAGGCTAGTTGGCTACCTTAGCCTCACCCGCATTAAATTATTTATCCGTTATTTCTTTCTGCATAGATATCTACTAAAAATACATCAGATTCATACGGATGTAAATGTTCTGTATTCGTTATTTCTTTATTCAAAAAAGCTCTACAAAGTTTTTCTAAAACTGATATCTGCCATGTAATATTACTATAGTTATGCTTTACTATATTATCTAACCAAAATGCAGAATTCTTTTTGTATTCTTGTAACGGCAAAATGTTAAATGATTTAATTTCAAATCCATTTTCATTGAACATATTTTTCCAATTATCTATTGTTCTAATTTTCATAACCCAGTTTTCATTTAAATAAAAGTCACTTTTATTTGTTTGTACAAAATCATTTATGAAAATTCTATCAGTAGTTTTTGCCAAGTTTGAAAACGCCGTATCTTTCATATGTGTAATACTTTGAATGAATGATACGATTTCGTATTTAGAATTTGTAGTGTATTCATTAGCGTTTGCAAGAATAACATTGAATTCGTCTCCAATGTATTCTGCCTGCTGTTTTGATTCGGTTAAACCTGTTATGTGAGCATTTGGAGATATTGACTTAATACGATGTAGCGAGCCACCCCACCCACAGCCAACATCTAGAACCGTAGCTACATTTTCAAAAATTTTTCTATTATTTAATATTGACTCGCCAAACGCATAATGCATTTGTGTTTCTTTAGATAATATATTTTTCCAAACTTCTATTGAAGTTTCATCGAAAAACTTTTTTGAATTATCTAAATACTCTTCACTCATTAATATACCTTTTAATTAAGTACTCGTCTCTCCGAGCTGTCATGTTTCGCCGGCTAATACGCCAGGCCTTCATCTTACATTTCGATGGGTTAGCTTCGTTATCGCTTACTATCCACAAATTAAAAACTGGATGGTCTGTGGACCTCGTCGATACTATCTAACCATATGATAGCGGTTGTTACCCCGCAGATTGGTTGCAGTATCCATCCAAATAGTATTTATATCAACTTTCAGTCCAAGCCTTTACTTTATCACAGTGAGCTTTCCAAGGTTCTGCATCATACTCATAACGCATACGCTCTCTGTTCCACTTCTTACTCAGCTTATCAGCAACTGGGCCATACTTATTAACCATCTCACAAACACGAGGAAGGATGCGAGTACGAAGCACAGATGTATCATTGCACTTATTCTCAACAGACTTATATGGTTTGCCAGTGAGATAAGCACGAGCAAGGAAGGTAGCACGGTTCTCGTTACGCACTTCCCATTTGCGGTGTTGGCTGATAGATTTGTATTCGTTAAATGCTTTATCATGCCAACGTGGATAGATGTCGTTGTGTCCAGCTTCTCTGTATTTGTTTAGAGACCACTGATACTGTTTGAGTAACTTACGTTCTTCAAAACGAATGATACGAGCTTCTTCTGAAAGGTGTTTAGATTTAATTTTAAGTTCTATAGACATTGTTAGTTCTCCTAAATTGGGTTTCATTTTTACTTCATGATGTATGCCCCAATTTAGGGCGGTCTAGTAATCTACAAGTGATATCTCTTCATTTGTATTTCTCCTTTATTAACTTTCTGTAATGTTGTAAATGTAATGGTCAGAGGTCTCAAAAGTTCTCTTATTCTCTACTGAATAACAAGTCATATCAATTTCATACCCGGGATTGGCTGAGATACGATTAGATGTAAATGCGCTATCATACCATATAATTCTATTATTTGGATAAGCGTAGTAATTTCCAGTTTCTACTTTGAACAGATGAGCACACTTATGCTCAGGTGTTTCTGCAAAGTTAAAATCGGCCATTGCTTTGTTTTCAAAGCCCCAATCAAGAGTGAACATGTAATCACCACGTACTTTTGTATTATCAGGACGAATTAGTTCAGCGCTTAACCCAGCCAAGCGATGTCTACGTTGAACGTCAATGTACGTGGAAAAACAATCCCAATACATGATTTGATTTAGTGGTTCTATTTCTGCTTCCGGATCCCAACAAAGCGCGTGCAGAGGTCTACGAGTCCAGTTTACACCATTTTCTAAAAAGCATTCAAATAATGGCGTTCTTTTCTCCATGCTTGCGACTGAGTGAACATTACATTTGGAAACTTCGCCATGTCCTTTTGTGTGATTGTACAAAAACTCATTGCGAATGTAGCAAGGCCAATCTGGTAGGTTGTGATTTAGATACGACATTTATTTACACTTTCCTTAATATAGTTATCCGGCTCTAACATATGCACGACCTGAGAAGGTTTTTATCGGCTTTGCCAGCATATACAGCGCTAGTTAATGTAAGCGGTACATAAGTTGTCTCGGTTACTCTTATGCCATTTCTTACAAAGTCGGATTCGTGGTGGTCCAAGCGGGATTTGAACCCGCGGCCGTGAGTTTTAGAGACTCGCGCTCTAACCAAGCTGAGCTATAGGACCATATTTAACAGGATCGTTTTGTCCGCTAAGACATCCAATACGATTTAGCGTTTTTGTTTGCTGAACCGATCCTAAATTTTGGTCCGAGTAGCAGGATTTGAACCCACGACATCTTGCTCCCAAAGCAAGCGCTCTACCAAACTGAGCTATACTCGGATATATTGGCACCGGTGGTAGGAATCGAACCCACTGCGCGAGGTTTTGGAGACCTCCGCTCTACCATTGAGCTACACCGATATAAATTTTGGCTCCCTGACCAGGGCTCGAACCTGGGACATTCTGATTAACAGTCAGACGCTCTACCAACTGAGCTATCAGGAAACTATCTCTGTTTTCCGCTATACCCCAGCGCATTGCGTGTTTCAGTAAAGTTTGGGTGGCCGACCCTCATTTACGGGATATAGCGGGAAACAGAGCACTCGTTACAATACTATTTATACAACTTCAGCACGAAAGAAGTTGATCGCGTTGTCAAACATTGCTGCCATGCGATAAGGCAGACCCTTAAGGAAGCAGATGTAGCTGCCACCGTACATCATGTCGATATCGCTAAGCTCCAAACCTTGGACGATCCAACGAACTGCGTCTTCACGCGAACGAGCACCAACATCAAGAGCGTTTGCAATCTCAAGCTCGAAAGCATTGATCGCAGCGATCTGTTCTTGAGCTTCCCGCTCACGCGCTTGCTCAAGTTCTACAAGCAGGTTATCCCACATGGCTTGACGAGTGTCGTCGCCGCACTGAGTCCACTCTTCCCAGAAGTATGCATCTGGGCGATAGCCGTAAGCATCCTTGTGGAGGTCGGAGACGATCGTTTCATCGAAGGTATACATGATCAGTTCCTCTTCTGTATATTCTCAATCTACACTGATTCGACAGAAATGTCAACTATTATTTGTTAGCGAGGTAGTAACGAACCAACATCATATCAGTTTCATCGAGCGGTTTACCTGCCCAGTTTGCACCTTGGACGGCGACCTTTTCCGAAACGCGAGCGAGGTTGTTTGCAATCACGTCGTTCTTGTGAGTGCGAGCCATCTCGGACATACCGTAGGCAATCTCAGCAAGTTTGGAGCTAGCGATATTCATCAAGGTTTCCTTTCGTTCCTTACATTATTAGAATACACTGATTCGACATGAATGTCAATAGTTATTTGTATGTACCATTTTTAATTTGGGCATACACATAACGTGCATCAGCATCGAAATCTTCCCTAGTGCATTCGCTCAGGTCAAGATCCATCCAAGCAAACACTTTAGTCGCGACTTCTTTATCAACTTGAAGAAGCTCCATGATATCACGAATGTAAAGCATAACGTTGTTTCCTTTCGTTACTTACATTATCAATATAAACTGATTCTATGTGAATGTCAACCATTATTTTTTTGGCGGGTGGCACAGAAATCGAATCTGACAGACTTGCGCCTGCGCATCGCTTTCCAGGCGAGCCCTAGTCCCAACTAGGATTACCACCCGTATTGGCGGACCGTCTGGGAGTCGAACCCAGTGAACGATTGCTCGTTCTACAGATTAGCAATCTGCTGCATTACCGTCCTGCCCACGATCCATTAGTCTTCATCAGTTGCTTTATAAAAGTCTTCCATCTTCTTTTCTTGAAGAGTCTTTTGATCCCACCACTTGCGTGGATTACCACATAAGTAGCAGGAACACAGATGCGGTGTATGAGAATAGACTCCAACATCAGCATCGGTTAGATCACGAGCTCGATGTTTTGAGAAAAACTTTCGAACCCACTGCTTCTTCTTAAGTTCTTGAAATCGTCGAAAAGCTCTATCGCGCATTGTGCTCTCCTATACTATATAACAGAATGTTTGGGGAAAGCTAAGATTGCTCTTAGCGGCACCTTGCCATACTCCCCATCAAAGATACACTGTTTGGATTCAAACCTTGTTCTAGTCTTGTCGATCTGCGCTTCTCACAGTGCTGACAGTGTATCCATGGTGGGGAGTACTGGAATCGAACCAGTAGTTTTGTTTTGTTGCTGTAAACATTCTAAATTTTGGTGCCCATGGAGGGACTCGAACCCCCAACATACGCGTTCTAAGCGCGCCGACTCTACCAATTGGCCTACATGGGCATGTAGTTGGTGCGGAATGAGAGGGTCGAACTCCCGACAACCTCGGTGTAAACGAGGGGCTCTACCACTGAGCTAATTCCGCATTATTGAATACGATGGAATAGTGAGCGACGGTAGCGACCCGTACCTCTTTCTAGTTTATGTGTTAAGACAACCAAGACTCTAACACAACCATCGTAAGTTGGCGACCTATGAGGGACTTGAACCCTCTTTATCCGGTGGACAGCCGAATGTAATACCCATATACGAATAGGCCAATTCTATTACCAGCGATTTGATCCTGGTCCATCTGAAATCCAGAGAATTGCAACTATAACCACTGCCATAAAGATAAGAAATGCAGCCATTAGATGTTCTCCGTTATATTGGTGGACCCTAGGAGGATCGAACTCCTGACCTCCTGCTTGCAAGGCAGGCGCTCTCCCAGCTGAGCTAAGAGCCCAAATTAAACAGGATCGTTTTGTCCGCTAAGACTATCATAACATTTTAGCGTTTTGGTTTGCTGAACCGATCCTAAATCATGGCGGAAGCGGTGAGATTCGAACTCACGGAACGTTTCCGTTCGGCAGTTTTCAAGACTGCAGGCATAAACCTCTCGCCCACGCTTCCTTTATTTTTGCGCTTCTGTATTTCTATATACAAACAGACCTTTGTCTATCGTATAGTTATGTTGTCTGATACCACCAAAAGTCCACAGTTCTCTTTCTTGTTCGATACTCTGTAAGTTGTTTGGTGGTTCAATTCTAGCTGTTTTCTTAATCGAAGAAATGTTTGAATTCTCTCCGTTTGATGCTTTAATATTAAATTGAACGCTTTCGATTTGAAAAAGTTTATTGCGAATTACGTTCATCATACTATCAATATATGATATTCTCTTTGTGTCGTGAAACATCATCTCTCCGCCGTTCTTTAACAGATACCATGTCTTACGCGCAAAGTCTTCTCTAAATGTTTTCTCACCATCAACAAATATGAGATCAAAGCTTTCTTCTCTAATTTCTTTATTCATGAAATCTTTATACCGATAGAACTCATAATTATTAGACTTATGTTCAATAAGATCTAATCTATTCTGTAGTTCTTCAATCCATTGCTGTCGAGTCTCAACGCAAGTAACTGATGCGTTAGAATCAATACTCTGAAGAAATATCATTGTCGAGCCACCAGGGCCAAATTCTAATATCTTTAGAGCAGTCTTTGACTTCTGAGCTAGTACGTCTGCGTCTTCAAGACTAAGAGCGCCAACCCATTGCATATTTTGAATATGAGTTAACATAGGAAACCTTTCAATAGAAAGTATGGCGCTCCCGGAAGGATTCGAACCCTCGACCGACCGCTTAGAAGGCGGTTGCTCTATCCACTGAGCTACGGAAGCAATGTTTTTGGCTCTAGCACCTCCTCGTGCCGACTTAGCTGCCCTATCCCAGCAGTACCGATTATAATAAGACCAAGAAATAATTTTGGTAGGCCCGCACGGACTCGAACCGCGATCAGCAATCTTATGAGGATTGTGACTTAACCAATTAGTCGACAAGCCCACTAAAATTATTTCTTTCTATTTCTTGCGCTTTCAGTCATTTTCTTTTTTGTTTCTTCTGAAAATGTTTGTCTTGCCCGCGCTTCTTTTATCTTATTTTTTGTTTCTTCTGAAAGTTTTCTTCCACTCATTGTTTTTGATATTTTATCTTTTTGATTTGATGATATTGTTTGACCTTTGTTCCAAGCAGCGTTATCTTTATAGTGTTCTTTAAGACCTTCACTTATTTTTTTACGATGATCTACAGAGCTACTTATTTCTTTCATGTAAGAGCCGTGCTTTTTCCCTTTGAAATGAGGTCCTCCTTCTCCGCCAATTCCGGCGTTGTAAGTATCTTTTCTGGATACAAACTCTTCTGTTATCAACTCTTTCTCTTTTGTATTCATTTCTTCTTCAGTATCGAAGACAAATAGTATCTCTTTAGTAAAGTTCTCTTTACCATATTTCTTCATGGCAGACCTTATGAACTTTCCAGAGCCATAATATCTATCATTGAGATTGGTAGTTTGATGCTTTCCTATGTATATTTTTCCGTTAAGCTCATTAGTTATTTGGTATATTGTGTAAAGCATTATAATCTCCTTTTGTCTATTTATACAAAAAGATATTTCATAGCGGGCAACTCTAACCAATTGAGCTAATCCCCCGATTTGTTTTAGACTGGGCTGTTTGCAGCTTTGACCTGCCGGCGATGACGGATCAGGGACACCTTCACAAGAGGTGATTAATTCTACAGTCTAAACTTGGTTGCGGTGGGTAGGAATCGAACCTACGTCTTCGGCTTATGAGACCGTGCTGGAACCACCTCCAGTCTACCCCGCAAAACTTCTGTTTTCAACTATGACTGTGAAAGCTTCGAACTTTCGAGCGCTCAGGGGCACGCTGGCCCTTTTGGCATTGTAAATCACGGTCAGCCAGACCACCTATGGATTCGAACCATAGTACTCCCATTTACAGTCATATGTGAAAACAGAATTTCTTCTGTTTCCTTTTCTAAATTGTCAAAGAGCTAGTTAGTTTCTTCTTATATTGTTAGTATAATCTGATTCTAACGTTTTGTCAACCATTAAATGAAGAAACCCAGGATTTTCATCCTGGGCTACTTTGAGATAGATTTGATCTTGTATCTATGTCAAAGTAGCCCGTCTCCATCAGTCCATACGCCTGGGAGATTTATCGCCTGTCTTGATATGCTCGAATGTGTAGAAAGCATGTTTCTTCTCTGTTGGTTATACAATAGTATTTATATCATTTGTATGAGATGTCAATGGTCGCAGACATTTTTTACAATTATTTTTTCATTTTACTCGAA